GATCCCGATTGTCTGCCGGTTCTGGATGCCGGCCGACACCCTCGAGGAGCGCTCCGATCGCGACAAGGTGCAGTATCGCCGCTGGGTCGATGAGGGTTGGATCACGACGACGCCCGGCAACGTCATCGATCATGCCGAGATCGAGCAGGTCGTCAGGACGGACGCCACGCTCTACGACATACAGTCCGTGGCCTATGACCCGGCCTTCGCGACACAGTTTGCGGTGTCGCTGTTCGCTTCCGGTATCCCGATGGTCGAGTTCCGACAGGGCTCATTCAGCTATGCCGCGCCGACAGAGGAATTCGATGCCCTGCTGGCGGCGCGCAGGCTCGAGCACTTCGGCAATCCGGTGCTGGCCTGGATGGCCAGCAACATGAAGTACTCACGTGACAAGAACCAAAACAAGATGCCGAACAAGGCGCACTCCACAGGCCGCATCGACGGCATGTCGGCTCTGATCATGGCGATCGGCCGAACACTGCAAGCCGAGGAGGATGGCTTCTCCTCCGACTACGAAGTCAAAGTGTGGTGATGCCCATGACCGCTCCGAAACTGCGCCGCATCGACGTCGTCGACAGCGTCCGCGCCGTGGCCACGCTGGGCGGTATCGCTTTGGTCGGCTACGGCGCCTGGCTGCACTACCCGCCGTTGGGCTTCGTGTCTGCGGGGGTGATGCTGGCGGCGGTCGGTGTCGCCGCGGCGCTGAGGGCCCGCTGATGGGCTGGTGGTCAGCTCTGCTCGGCGGCCCCGATATCGGCGCGCAGGACCGCTACATCGACGACTGGCTCAAGGGTATGGAGCGCGGCATCGCCTCGGCCACCGGCATCCGCGTCACCGTGCAGGAGGCACTGACCTCGCCAGGCATCGCGGCCAATGTCCAGGTGCAGTCGGAGGATCTGGCGAAGGTTCCGCTGACCTTGAAGCGGCGAACGAAGGAGGGATTTGAGCCGGCGACGGAACATCCGCTGTTCGGCCTCTTGAAGTTCGGCCCGTCGCCTTGGCTGTCGTCTTATCGGTGGCGTAAGGCTCAGGTGCACACCGCCATGGCACATGGCAACTGCTACTCCCGGGTCTGGCGCACCGAGGCCGGTCGTCTGGAAAGGATCACGCTGATCCAGACCGGCCGCTGCGGCGTCCGCTGGGCCGCTGACGGCGAGCCGTTCTTCGATGTCACCTCGCCGACTGGTATCGAGCGCGGCCTCTCCTGGCAGGACGTCGTTCATGTCGGCTACCGCGATTCAATGGACGGCGCCGATCACGGCGGCGTCATCGGTGTCTCGCCGATCCTGCAGAACAAGGAAACCGTGGCGCTGATGCTCGCCGCGGAACGCTTCGCCGGGGCCTTCTTCGCCAATGGCGCGCAGCCGTCGATGATCCTGGAGTACGACAAGGCCCTGAAGGACGACGATGTCGCCCGCCGTATCCGTGCCGGGATCGAGCGGGTCTACGGTGGTCTCGACAACAAGTGGAAGGTCGCCATCCTCGAGATGGGCATGAAGATGCGGGAGACCTCCTTCGATCCCAGCAAGACCCAGCTCAATGAAACCCGCAAGCTCGGCGCTGAGTTGTCCTGCACGATGTTCCGGACGCCGCCCCACAAGATCGGACTGTTGGACAAGGCGACGTTCTCCAACATCGAACAGCAATCCATCGACTATGTCACCGGGCCGATCTCCAGCGGCGCCACATCGGTCGAGCAGGCCCTGACGATCGCCTGTCTCACCCCCGCCGAACGCGAGATCTACAAGATCGAGCATAATCTCGAGGGCCTGATGCGGGGCGACATCCTGTCCCGCTACCGCGCCTACGCGATCGGCCGCCAGTGGGGCTGGCTGTCGGTCAACAAGATCCTCGAATCGGAGAACCAGAACACGATCGGGCCCGAGGGTGATGAGTACCTCGTCCCGATGAATATGGTCCCGGCCGGAGACGATCCGATGAAGGACCCACCGAAGGACGATCCCGCCGCCTGGATGCCGACGGATGTCCGGTGGTTCGCGCCGGCGGGAGCGAAGACGCGGCGTCTCTCCACGATCGCCGGTCCGAACGGCGAAAAGCTCTACCTCAACTAGCGGAGACAACAATGCGGGTGTTCAACGCGCTGACGGCGGAGCCGTGGGCGATCCAGCCGGCCGCCCTGCACAACATGGTCGCCATCCTGTCGCGTCACGAGGGGCGGCTCACTGCTGCGACGGAGGGTGCGCCGGAGTTCCAGAAGCGCGACTACGAACTCATGGCCGGGCCCGGGGCCCAGCGCCTCGCCGGTACGGCCCGGACGTTCCTGATCGACGGCGTCGCCGTGATGCCGATCACCGGTCCGATCTTTCCCCGCGCCAATCTGATGACCGAGTATTCCGGGGCGACATCGATCTCGGTGTTGACCGAAGACTACCGCCGCGCGCTGGCTTCCGACGAGGTCGGTGCGATTCTGTTCATGATCGACAGCCCCGGCGGCGCGGTTTCCGGCATCAACGCCTTCGCCGACATCGTAGCCGCGGGATCGAAGAAGAAGGCCACGACCGCTTTCGTCGCCGGCACCGCGGCCTCGGCCGCGTACTGGATCGCGTCGGCGGCCCGTGACGTCGTCATCGACAAGACCGGCATGGTGGGCTCGATCGGCGTCGTCGCCGCGATGTCGAAGCAGGTCGAGCCCGACGGCAACGGCGAACTCTGGATCGAGATCGTTTCCACGAACGCGCCGAACAAGCGCCCGGATCCGACCACGGAAGAGGGGCGGTCCGAGGTTGTCGCCACGCTGGACGCGCTGGAGAAGCTGTTCGTCGGCGATGTCGCCAAGGGCCGCAAGACCACCGCCGACAAGGTCATCGCCGAGTTCGGCGGTGGCGGAGTCAAGGTCGGTGCCGATGCCGTCAAGGTCGGCATGGCCGATCGCGTCGGCAGCTACGACGCCACCCTCAACGCGCTCCGCAAGGAGGTCGCGAACAATCGCAAACTGGCGGCGCTGAAGAAGTAGCCGCCGTAGAGAACCTCGGCGCAAGCCGCAGGGCCACCGGGCATCGTGCCCAATCACCACCAGGAGCAAACCATGAAGTACAAGTTCGGCTTCGGTGTCGGCCTTGCGGCCGCCGCCATCCTTGTTGCCGTCGTCGCGTGCAGCGCCGGCCCAATCCCTCACGATGCGGCCGGGGCTTTCCTGGCCATCACGGCACTGCCGGCGGCGCTGCCGCGCGATATCGCCTCTCTGCAGGGGCTTCGGGCCACGGCCTATCGGGAAATGGAGGCCGCCCTCGCATCCGATGGCGAGACTCGCCAGACGGATTTCGATGCTGCCACGGCGAACGTCGAGCGCCTCGACGCCGAGATCGCCAATGCGGAGAAGCTGCATCGCATGAAGGGCAGCGGTGCCCGAGGCACGCCGGAGTCCGGTGGGGCCGAGGCCGAAGCCTACGCCAAGGCGCAGCCGTTCATGGCGAAGTACCGCAACCTTCCCGCATCGGCGCACCAGCTCCGCAAGGGCCAGGTCCTTACCGATGCCCAGAGCGCCGCTTTCGGCGATCTCCTCGTTGCGGTGCGTCGCCAGTCCCAGCCCGGCGCCCGCGGTGACGACATGCTGATCGGCGCCTCGCTGGGTGCCAATGAGAGCGTCGCCGAGGACGGCGGCTTCCTTGTCGAGAAGGACATCGCCGATGGCCTCCTCCGTCGCACCTTCGAGAAGTCCAGCATCGGCTCCAAGGTGCGCCGCATCCCGATCTCGGCGAAGTCCAACGGCGTCAAGATCAACGCCCTGAAGGACGACAATCGTACCACCGGCGCCCGCTGGGGTGGTCTCCAGACCTACTGGATCGGCGAAGGCGACTCGCTGACCCCGGCCCGCCCGAAGTTCCGCCAGATGACGCTCCAGCTGAAGAAGCTGGCCGGGCTGATGTACGCCACTGACGAGATGCTGCAGGACAGCATCGCGCTCTCCGGCATCATCCAGGAAGCCTTCCCGGACGAGTTCGCCTTCATGGTGGATGACGCCATCTTCGAAGGCGACGGTACTTCCAAGCCGCTGGGCTTCATCAACGGCGGCGGCAAGGTCACGATCGCCAAGGAGACCGGTCAGCCTGCGGCGACGATCCTGTTTGAGAACATCACCAAGATGTGGGCGCGCTGCCCGGCGCGCTCGATCCCGAACGCGGAATGGTGGGTGAACCAGGACATCATGCCGGCGCTGATGTCGCTGCACCAGGTCATCGGTACCGGCGGTGTCCCCGTGTACCTGCCGCCGGGTGGCCTCTCCGGCTCGCCCTACGGCACGCTGCTCGGCCGGCCGGTGATGCCGATCGAGTTCGCCGAGACGCTGGGCACCGAAGGCGACATCGTGCTGGTCGACCCGACCCAGTACGTCATGATCGACAAGGGCGACATCCAGTACGCGACCTCGATCCACGTCGCGTTCCTGACCAACGAACAGGCGTTCCGGTTCATCTACCGCGTCGACGGCCAGCCGATCGACAACAAGCCGATCACGCCGTTCAAGGGCAACGCGAACCTCTCCTCGTTCGTCACCTTGGCCACCCGCAGCTAATCCGGCTGCCTGATCCCGGGCCCTGCCTTGCGGCGGGGCCCCTCAGACTTCCCAGCATTCCCCTGATTTGGAGGACAAGATGTCCAATCTGACTTTTGGCGAGCGCCACATCGTGCAGGGCATTCCGCCCGTCGCCGATGCCTTCTCCGGGACGGTCTATTCCGACGTCGTCAAGGTGAAGGATTACCACGCCGTCCGCTTCATCCTGCAGAAGGGCGTC